TTATACCCATTCTGGGATAGCTCGGAAAATCGTTGGGGCAAGGCTTTAGCAACAACTGACGCCTTTAGTGCGCTAACTGTTGATAGTCTCGGCGGGACTGGAGATGCTAATACATTAGTGACATTCACCGATGATGCAATTAATATAACTGCCGGCGGCGTTTCGTTCATTGATTTTACAGAAACAGCTCAGGACGTGGTTACATTTAATCCCGGCGCTGCTGATATTGATGTTACGGCTAATAAATTGACATCTGGCACGTGGTTAACATATAACGGCGGAACTGATGCTTTTACATTGGGTTCTGCTACATTCGCGGTAACTCCAATCACAACATTTGCGGCAATTAATCGTTATAAGGCAACCAATGCCATTACTGCATTTGCTACAGGTGGCCAAGCATCAGCGGTTCAGATAGCTTCAGAGTTCAATACTATTACAGTATGCGCTACTGACGGCGATTCAGTTAAACTTCCAACTTCTGTTGCGGGTATGAGAATCACTATTGCGAATGCTGGCGCTGGTTATGCTAACGTATTCCCAATCTCTGGCGACTTGATTGATGCTTTGTCGGTCAACGTTGCTGTCAGCTTGCCGACAGGTTCGGCTCTTACATTCACATGTACAGTTGCCGGAACTTGGAAATCATCACCAGTGGCTATACCAAGTGGTAAATTCACAACCAATACAACAACCACTACATTTGCTGCGGGGCAATTAACTGGTGCGGCCACAACTGTTTACCATAATACAGGCTCAACGCCGGGTTCAATCGCTACACGCACAGCAACGTTAATGTTCTCTGACGACCCTACTGCAAGAGTTGGCTACACATACATATGTCGTATCGTTAATGCACAAGGTACTGGCACACTTACAGTTACGGCTGGCGCTGGTGTTACATTAACTGGCACGGCGACTATTGCAGTGAATACATTCAGGGATTTTGCGGTGACTTATACCAGCGCTACGGCTTTGGTAATGCAGAACGTTGCAACAGGAACGTTCTCTTAGGATTTTAATGACTAAATATGCTGAGAAGTTAGGAGACCAATATTGGCGTCTGAACAATCTGTATAAAATCAGGAGTACGGACGGTCAAGCTATACAGTTTCAAATGAATTGGGCGCAGGAAGAGTTTTACAATAACCTGCACTATTTCAATGTGGTACTGAAAGCTAGGCAGCTTGGTTTCTCAACGTTTATCCTAATCTACATACTGGATTGCTGTTTATTCAATTCTCAGCAATCTGCCGGAGTTATTGCCCATACTAAAGACGATGCGCAGGAGTTGTTTAAGAACAAGGTTAAGTTTGCTTACGATAACTTAGCCGATGATATTAAGAAGATAATTCCTGCTTCGTCTGATTCGGCTAGAAAGTTAGAGTTTGCTAACGGCTCAAGCATTGTAGTTGGGACGAGTTTAAGGTCGGGAACATTTCAGAAGCTACATATTTCCGAGTACGGGAAAATAGCGGCGAGATATCCCGAAAAGGCGATAGAGATTAAAACTGGTGCATTAAACACCGTGCATAGTGGACAGCAGATATTTGTTGAGTCTACAGCGGAAGGAAGACAAGGCGAGTTCTTTGACATATGTGAATTGGCCAGGAAGCTGAAAGACTCAGGCAAGAGAGTTACACCGCTTGACCCGACCTTTCATTTCTTCGCGTGGTGGCAATGCCCGGAATACGAACTAGGTGAGGAAGATTGCGCAGGTACATCGGTTAATCTTGAGATGCAGGATTATTTCAAGAAACTGTCAGTGCAGGGAATTAACTTAAAGCCTGGACAAAAAGCTTGGTACATTAAGAAGGCCGCGATTCAAGGCGATAAAATGAAGCGCGAGTATCCTTCAACACCAGAAGAGGCTTTCGAGGCAAGTTTGGAAGGTGCTTATTACGCTAAACAGATGGAGATAGTTAGGAGAAATAAACAAATAGGCTATTTCCCGCATGAGCCAAGTAAGCCAGTGCATACATTTTGGGATTTAGGCATAAACGATAACATGGCAATCTGGTTTTTCCAACACATTGGGAATGAATACAGGTTTATACGTTACCATGAGAGTTCAGGAGAGGGTTGGGAGTTTTATAGTAATTATCTGAAGTCGCTTAATTACGGATATGGAACTCACTATTGGCCACATGATGGTAATAAAAGAATACAAGGCACGGTAGTTAAGACAAGCAAGGAAATGGCACAAGAGTTAGGAATAAACCCAATTAAGATTATTCCAAGAACTAACGATGTGCAGGCGGATATTATGAATAAATGCCGCCCAGCTTTGCCAAGGTGTTTTTTTGATGAGGCTAACACTGCGCAAGGGATAGTGTGTTTGGATTCCTACCGCAAAGAATGGGACGAGAATTTGGGCCAGTGGAAGGATAAGCCGAGGCACGATACAGCTTCAAATGGCGCTGACGCATTCAGAACATTTGCTGTTGGCTACGATGGCAGAAGAGACGAGATAAGAGATGAATACGAGCCGAATTACTACCCACGAAGGGAAAGTATGGCTGATACAGAATATAACATGTTTGGGTAGTATTATGGGCGGAGCTCCAGCTAAAATTTTAAATGTTACTACTCTGGGATTGTCTGGGGCGATTATGAAGTCGTTAACTCCGAAGCTTGGAGATGCCGCAACACCAGCAACACCGCAACCAACAACAGCAATTGCGCCCCCTCCTGAATTGGCAGCGCCGACTGCGGCAGACCCAGCGGCTCAAGCGGCGGCGGAAGAGGCGTTAAAGAAAGCTAAAAAGAATAAAGGCCGTGCGAATACTATTTTAAATGGGACTGTTGGCGAAGATTCAACAGCTAAAACACTTTTGGGTGCATAATGAATATAGGCCGTGAAATTGTAGATATGCAGCAGAAGCTTGCCGGAACGCGAGCAACATATGATTCTCATTGCCAAGAGGTTGCGGAGGTTTTGCTTCCTAGGCAGAATGATTTATTTAACAACGAAACAAAACCCGAAGGTGAGAAGAACAGCCAAAAGATTATCAGTTCGGTGGCTTTAGAGGCGTTGAATAAATTCGCCGCAGCTATGGAGAGTATATTAACTCCACGTTCGTCAAGATGGCATGGATTATCCACAACTAATCAAGAATTAAACAACAATCAGGAAGTCAGGGAATATTTTGATAATATTACCGACATTCTGTTCCAAAAGAGATACTCAACAAAGGCTAATTATGCTTCCCAACAGCATGAGACCTATATGTCTTTGGGTGCTTTCGGCACTGGTGTGTTAATAGTTGAGGATTTTGCCAAAGAAAACGGCATAAGATACAAAAGCTCGCACATAGCTGAGCATTTCTTTATGGAAAACGTACACGGTATTATCGATGTTGATTACCGATTGTACAAATTGACCGCAAGACAGGCGGTACAGAAGTTTAAAGGCGGGAACTTACCAGAGAAAATAGTCAATGCCGCTGAGAAAAACCCACATGAGAAGTTTGATTTTATTCATTGCGTAAAGCCAAATGACGACATAGTTCACTCAATGAAAGATTATCGAGGTGCTAAATATTCATCATATCACGTTGCTGTTGAGGGTAATACATTCATTAACCAAGGCGGATTCAGGACGTTCCCTTATATAATCAGCCGCTATGTTACATCTCCCAACGAGATTTACGGACGCTCGCCGGGTATGACTGCATTGTCAGAGATTAAAATGCTCAATGCTATGCGCAAAAGTGATTTACGTGCAAGACATATGGCTATTGACCCACCTGTTTTAACTTCAGATGAGAGGGCTTTAAGACGTCCTTTGATAAAACCGGGTGGAATAAACTTCGGTGCGTTGGATGCTGCAGGCAATCCGTTAATTAAGCCTTATGGCAACCAGACGCGTATTGATGTTTCAAATGACGCTATGAATGCCTCGCATGAGATTATCAACGATATATTCTTGGTTAAGTTGTTCCAGATATTGGTGGAATCCCCACAAATGACGGCTACTGAAGTTCTTCAAAGAGCGCAGGAGAAGGGTGATTTACTTTCTCCATCAGCGGGAAGGCAGCAATCGGAATCGCAAGGCAGGATGATTGAGCGTGAGATTGATTTATTGACATTTGCCGGCTTACTTCCACCTATGCCTGATATTTTACTTGAGGCTGGCGGTGAATATGAAGTTGAATATACCGCACCGCTAAATGTTCTGCAGAAGGCTGGACAAGCTGCGGCCACAACACAAATAATCAATGATGCTATTCCTATTGCGCAGATTGACCCCACGATAATGGATAACTTCGATTTTGACGAATATATCAATATCATGCGTGATGCGCGTAATGCGCCATCAAGGTTATTCCGCTCAGATGATGAAATAAAAGCGATAAGACAACAGAAAGCACAAGAACAGCAAATGCAGCAATTAGTTGCCGCTGCACCACAAGTTGCTGGTTCGATAAAGGATATTGCACAGGCTGGTAGTTATGCCCAACAGTGATTTCATTGATGAAGATATCCAAAAGGAAAACGAAGCGCATCAAAAGTTAAGGGATGCGGAGATTAAGGAATTAAAACGCTGCTATAGGGCGGTATTTAATAGCGATGATGGTGATTTAAATATTGCAGGAGCGGCGGTTTTATATGATTTGGCAATCTTGTGCAGAATAAATAACACAAGTTTCTCAAGTGACGCATTACAAATGGCTCGAAACGAAGGTAGGCGTGAGGTTTATCTTTGGATTCAGGCCGCATTAGGAGAATGATATGACTGAAATAACCGATAACGCAGCCCCAGTAGTAACTGGCCAACCTGACGCCGGAACACCTGCAATCGTAGCGGCAGAAGCACCAAAGACGTGGTTTGATGGCTTTGCAGACGAAGACAGGGGATACATACTGAACAAAGGATGGGACAAAGAGGACGGCACTAAAAACCTCCTTACATCATACAAGAATCTTGAAAAACTGCGCGGTGTACCGGAGGAGAGGTTGTTAAAACTCCCTGAGAAGATAGAAGATGCTGACGGGTGGAGCAAGGTCTATGAGAAACTAGGTAGGCCAGAAAAGCCAGAAGGATATGAATTCAAAGCCCCTGAGGGAGTAGAGCTTGATGCTGGACGTATGAGCTGGGCGGCTAATATGGCGCACAGCATTGGTTTGAATAAAGCGCAGCATAAAGCATTAGTAGAAAACACGCTGAAATATGAAACTGAAACGCAAACAGCTTTCGCACAAAAGGCTGAGCAGGAAAGAGTTACTAGTTTAGCAAAACTCAATGATGAGTGGGGCAGTGCAAAAGATGAAAGAGTACATTTAGCAGAGCGTGGTTTAATGCACTTCATGGATGATAAAAGCGAAGCCGCAGTTGCTAAAATCCAGCAAGTTATGGGACATGCTGAGGTTATGAAAATGTTTGCTAAAATCGGTGAATCTATTGGGGAGGATAAAATCCCTTCCGCTGATGGAGATAGGCCGTTTGGGTATTCACCTGAGCAGGCCAAGTCAGATATGCAGCAACTCAACGCAGCACTTGCTGGTGATAGGAAGCGTCTTGCAGCTTATAACGAAGGCAAGGGCGAGGATTATGAGAAGATGCAGAAGTTGTTAAAAATAGCAACGGGTAGCAGATAATGGATTTATTGAAAATAATAAGAGAGATTAATGAGCCAGCATTATCAATCACTGTAACGCGAAAACCAAGATGGGATGGCAATCCATTATGCATCGAAGCGGAATTTGCAGAAGGGCGTTATTTTGGTTCATGGGCGAAAATAATTCCTGAAGGTGAGGGGTTGGAGGCTGAAAGCATCATACCAAATATTAAAAAGATGATTGAAAATGTGAGGGCTAGGCCATGAACACGCAAGAATTACGTCTAAAACTGGTTGATATAATCGTATCCAATGTGAAGGGATTAGCAGCAGAAACAGTTATAGAAGTTGCAAAGAAATATGAGGGTTATATTGACCTGAATATGTCAGACAAGGTGAAAGCCCCTGATGACAGCCAGAAAGAAGGCCGGACTGACTCGGACGTATCGAGTAAGAAAAAGCCCCGATAAGGACAAGCTGATTCGTTTAAACTTAAATTAAACGAGGCTTAAAATGACAAATGAAATTGAAGTGTTGAGAAGTCAAACTTACTCAACAAATCTTAATCTTTTGGCGCAGCAGATGAACAGCAAGCTTGCCGATTCTTGTTATACACAGACAGGAAGCGGTAAAGCGTTCAGAATGATGAGCCAGATTGATTCTACTAACATGGTTGAACAGACTACTCGTGCCAGCCCAGCGATGAACGTTGATGTTGTGCATGATGGACGTTGGGTTTACCCGCGTGAATTTGGCTGGGGCAGGGTGGTTGATGATATCGACCTGTTGCAGACCAATATCAATCCAACTGGCGCTTACGTTCGCTCGGCAGTAGCTGCAGCAAGACGTAAAGCTGATGACCTTTTTGTTGAGGCTTTCTTCGGCACGGCTAAAGCTGGTGAAACTGGTAGCACCAGCTTGACGTTTGTTACTTCCGGCACCGGTGATGGTTTGACTACAGAAGGTCAGGTTGTTGCTGTAACCGAAGGCGTTGGCTCTGCTACGGGTATGAACGTTTCTAAGATTGAAGAAGCTTACAGGCTTTTACTTTCTCAGGATGTTGATATGGATATGGAAATTCCAATTATGGCTATTTCCCCACTGCAGCACAAACAATTAAAAGCCCTGACTGTTGTAACATCTGCCGACTTCAATAACCGTAGGGTTCTTGGTGAGGACGGTGTTGTGCGCCATTTCGACGGCTTTGACATTGTTATCTCCAACAGACTTCCGATTGACTCTAACTCTTATCGCCGTTGCCCTGTTTGGGTAAAAAGCGGTGTAGGTAGGGGAATCTGGAAAGATTTATCGGGTGTTGTTCGTGACCGTCCTGACTTGCAGAGAAAACCTTTGTACGTTGAAGCTGACATGATGCTTCCC